AAAATTAAATTAGATAAAATAAAAGGAGATTTATAATGGGAGTAGTATCGTGCGGAACAACAATGTTGGACCAAGGAGTTTTTGAAAATATAGGAGCGGTCACTTGGGATACTACTGTTAAAACTTCAGGATTTACCGCAGTTAGTGGTAATGGATATTTTTGCAATACAACATCAGCAGCATTTACAGTAACACTTCCTAGTTCACCTTCGGCTGGTGATATTGTTGGTATAAAAGATTACGCAAACACAGCTGATACAAATAATATTACAATAGGTAGAAATGGTTCTAATATTCAAGGTAGTGCAGCTGATTTTAAAATAACTACGGAAGGAGGATCGGTATTATTAGTTTATATAGATGGAACAAAAGGTTGGTTAGTTACATCCGCTTCGCAAGCAAGTGATATTTCAAATCCACAGTTTGTAACAGCAACAGGTGGAACTATTACAACATCTGGAGATTTTAAAATTCATACATTTACAGGACCTGGAACTTTTTGTGTTTCTAATGGAGGTAATCCATCAGGTTCAGATTCAGTAAATTATATAGTAGTAGCAGGCGGCGGTGGTGGAGGTGGTGCACCTGCTTCTCCAGATCATGTTTCAGGTGGAGGTGGTGCTGGGGGTTTAAGAACTTCTTTTTGTACACCTGCAAGTGCTCTTCCTGTTACAGCAACAGGTTTTCCAATTACAGTAGGAGGCGGTGGAACAGGTGGTCCAGGTGGTTCACGAGGTACAAATGGATCAAATTCAACTGCTATTCTTGGAGGAACTACAATCACATCTTGTGGTGGAGGAACAGGTGGAGCTGGCCCTCCAGGTCCTTCTTCAGGTAGTACTGGTGGATCAGGTGGTGGTGGAGCTTCAGCAGGTGGTGGACCAGGAAGTTGTAACGAAGGTGTTGGAATTTGTGGACAAGGAAATCCAGGTGGTAGAGGTTTTGATGCAGCCCCTGGTGACTTAACAGGTGGTGGTGGCGGTGGAGCAAGTGCTGCAGGTGCAGCAGGTAATCCCCCATCAAGTGGTGGTCCAGGTGGAGCTGGAACGGATCTTAGTCCTTTTGTAGGAAACATTGGACCTACATCTTCAGTATTTGCAGGTGGTGGTGGAGGAGCAAAAAGAAGTGGAACTCAAGGAACAGGTGGTGCAGGTGGTGGCGGAGCAGCAAATTCAGGTAGTAATGGAGTAGCAGGAACAACTAACACAGGTGGAGGTGGTGGTGGAACTGCAGCACCTGGAGCAAACACTGGTGGTGCTGGTGGTTCCGGTATAGTTATAATAAAATACAAATTTCAATAGGTAATTTATGGGTGTAAATTCATGTGGAACAACACTGATAGATCAAGGAGTTTTTAAAAACATTGGTGCTATTACTTGGGACACAACAGTTAAAACATCAGGTTTTACAGCGGTAAGTGGTAATGGTTATTTTTGTAATACTACTTCTGGAGCATTTACAGTAACACTCCCTTCTTCTCCAAGTGCAGGTGATGTCGTTGCTATTGCTGATTACGCAAATACTTTTGATACTAATAACGTTACACTAGGTAGAAACGGAAGTAATATTCAAGGTAGTGCAGCTGATTTTACAGTATCCACAGAAGGATTAAGTATAACTTTAATTTATGTAGATGGAACACAAGGTTGGTTATCAATTGATGCAGCACAAGCAAATGATATTTTAAGCCCACAATTTACAGTTGCAACAGGTGGAACTATAACAACTTCAGGAGATTTTAAAATACATACTTTTACAAGTCCTGGCACTTTTTGTGTATCAGCAGTAGGTAATTCTCCTTTATTTCCAGCAGCTGGACCAGGTAATGTTGATTATTTAGTAGTAGCTGGTGGTGGTGCTGGAGCTAGTGCATGTAGTGGTGGTACAGGAGGCGGAGGTGGAGGCGGAGGTCATAGAACTACTTTTCCAAGTCCAGGTTGTAACGCAGGAACTTTTCCAATTACAAAAACTGCTTTTCCAATTACAGTAGGAGCTGGAGGTGCAACATCACCTACACCTTTTGGGGGTAATACAGGTGCTAACAGAGGATCTAATTCAATATTTTCAAGTATAACATCCACTGGTGGTGGAGGTGGTGCTCAAGGTACTAACCCAGGTAGTCAAGGTGTTTTTCCTAATATGCCAGGTGGTTCTGGTGGGGGTGGAAGCAATGGTGCTCCTGGTCCCGCAGGTGGTTCAGGTAATACACCACCAGTAAGTCCTTCTCAAGGAAACCCTGGAGGTCAAGGCGGTGGTCCATCTCCAAATGGAGCAGCTGGCGGTGGCGGTGCAGGTGCTGCAGGAAGTAATAATCCTGGCGGTTGTGGTTCAGGACCTGGCGGTGCTGGTTTAGCAAATTCAATAAATGGTACACCTACTTTAAGAGCAGGTGGTGGAGGCGGTGCTGGATTTAGATCACCCGGACCAAATGGATCAGGAGGACCAGGTGGTGGTGGTGCTGGAGGAAATCCAGGTCCAAATCCAAGTTCAGGTGGATCAGCAGGAGTATCAGGAACAGTTAACACTGGCGGAGGTGCCGGTGCTGGAGGTTCTTCAGGTGCATTTGCTGGAGGTTCTGGTGGTTCTGGAATAGTTATAATAAGGTACAAATTTCAATAATTAAGATGTATTTACAACAAACAATAAATAAGATATAAGGATAATATTATGGCACATTTCGCAAAACTAGGATCTAACGGAAAAGTTATTCAAGTATTAACTTTGAATAATTCTGACATGTTAAACGCTGATGGCGTTGAAGATGAAACAGTAGGCCAACAATATCTAGAACTACACAATAATTGGCCAGCACAGATGTGGATTCAAACATCTTATAATACTTCTTGTGGAATTCACAAAGATGGTGGCACAGCATTTAGAGGAAACTATGCAGGAGTTGGTTATACTTGGGACGAAGATGATAATATTTTCTGGCCTAAAAAACCTCATGCATCTTGGGTAAAAAATAATTCAGAAGCTAGATGGCAATCACCGATTGGTGATGCTCCAACATTAACTGCTGAACAAATTTCACAAAATACAGCAGAAACTCATGAATGGAATTACGTTTGGAATGAAACTAATACAACTTGGGACTTGACAGACTATTTAGCATAAATTAAAAAAGGTGGTGGTATGCAAAAGAAAGTATTAAGCGAACAGAGTTTATTCTATGGTGATATTGATATGCCGAAAGGTTTTGAGATAGACCAAGAAAAACTTACCAACGATATTTTACAATCATCATTTACTAATAAAGATTTTCCATTCTCAAGAACTTGGGATATGTTGAGTACTTATATGAGAGACTTTATTGGTCTTGAACATGGTATCAATTTAATTAACAAATCAACTTGGGGAAATATCTATAAACCCAATGAGACAACAATTCCTTTATTAAATATTGATCCAGTGGATCTACGTAACTCTCCAGACTTTACTATGCTTTACGGTGTAAAAGTTAAAGACTGTTTTGTTCGAATACATTTTGATGATAATAGACGTAAAGGAAGAAGTTGGGATATAGAACTTAAAAACAATATGTTTATTATGTTTCCATCTACTAATATGTATTACATTACTAATACCCAGAAAGATTCTTTGAATTTTATACAGACAATAACTTATGAATATATCTAATTACTATTGGCATTTTAAATCAGCAATACCTCCAAAAATCTGTGATGACATTATAAAATATGGATTAACACAAGCAGAAACTATGGCTAGAACCGGTGGTTATGGTGATAAAGAATTAACTAAAGATCAAGTTAAAGATATGAAGAGAAAAAGAAATTCTGATTTAGTTTGGTTAAATGATACTTGGATTTATAAAGAACTTCATCCTTATATACACGAAGCAAATAAAAATGCTGGTTGGAATTATGAATGGGATAGAAGTGAGTCTTGTCAATTTACAAAATATAAATTGAATCAATATTATGATTGGCATTGTGATTCTTGGGATAAACCTTATGAAAAAGAAGGTCCTGATAAAGGTAAAATTCGAAAACTATCAATGACTTGTCAGTTAA